GCTATTGCCCGTGCTTTGATCACTGCCCCCAAAATAGTGCTTGCTGATGAGCCTACGGGTAGTGTAAAGTTAGTACAACACTACCCGAAAGAAATACCCGTGATATTATTTTCACTGTCAATGCGTATTTCAGAGATAACAGACCGCCACAGTGTACGCTTTTCTTCACGGGTCAGCGATTTATAAATATTCTTGAAATCAGATTGCAGCAGTCTTTCCACGGCTTCAAAATCGGGCGGGGCTTCTGCTACGGGTTCCGGGAGCTGCCGGAGTGCTGCCGTATATATTTCATAGTCCTTCTTGTATTCGTCAATGTCAATCAGTTCATTCACATACAATTCTTTTAATTTTGTCAGCTTTCTTTTCAGGGTCGCTTTATCTGTCCGCAGGGCAGCTTTTTTCTTTTCTGCCGCTTTTACTTCCCATTCAAGCCGGACCCGGTTCAGTTCGGATTCCAGATTGTCAAAAAGCCATTTTTCAATCACGTCTTCCCGTGCTTCCGATTTGTGAGAACAACGCCCACGCTGAAAGTGCTGGTTGCAGCGATAATAATACGCCCGGTTGCCGCCTGCTACACGCCCCACCATGTTGTGGTTACATTCAGCGCATTTCAAAATTGATGTAAATATATAGACCCTGCCGGAAGGAACGGAGCGGGCGTTTCTTTTCAGAAGGGATTGAACCCGGTCAAATTGTTCTTTGCTGATGATTGCCGGGCAGAAGTCTTCATTGCGCCTGCCGCCCCGGTCATAGATTCCGGTATAGAGTGTTTCCGACAGCATACGCCGGAAGGTTGCTTCACACCAATTAACGCCGTAAGTTTCCCGGATATGCTTCACGGTTCCCCGCTTACTTACGGTGCTTTCAAAGTGATTGAAAGCGTCTTGCACAATCCCGGCTTCTTCCGGCACGACTTCCAGCCGCTTTTCTTCATTGACCCTGTACCCGAAGGGGCAGGAGCCGGAAACAACGGTTCCGTGGGCAATCTTGCTGTCAAATACAACGTCTATCCTTTCCCCGCAAATATCAGCTTCATTCTGGGCGATTGATAACTTGACATTTATGTATAAACGCCCGTTTGCGCTTGTTGTGTCGTATTCTTCATCTATTGTCTTCCAGTCGCAGCCGTGCGCCTGCAATATCTCCATAACCTTGTAATAATCAGCGACGGAGCGAAACCAGCGGTCAAGGCGGCAGAACAGCAGCAAGTCAACTTCATCACGCTTCACGGATTCTATCATTTTTTGAAATTCTGCCCGCTTGTGCATATTCTTTCTTGCGGTTTTCGCAGCGTCGATATATACCCCGGTCACAATCCAGCCTTTTTCCCGTGCGTATGCTTCAAGGCGTTCTTGCTGGGCTTCAAGGGACAGTCCCTTTATTTTTTGTTCTTCCCCTGATACCCGGATATAAAGGGCGACACGGACCAGCGGCGGCAATTCCTTATTTTTCATGGAAAATCACCTGCATTTCCTTTTATTTCCCGCCTGCTGATGATATAATCAGAATTGCAGACGGTATGTTGTATCTGGTATGATATACTTTGCATTGCGGCGGCAATATTCCCAGTATTGCCGCCGCTTCCCTTTTCATTTTAGAGATAGTACAAAATTGCTGTATTCCATAGCAGAAAGGCTTGATTCTGCTATGTTTAGTATTGCAGTCCTGCCGTGATAGCGGGAAAATTTTAAACCGTATTTTTGAGCATGACAGGCAAGTTTTGTTGAAACGGGTTTTTCGTCCTTGTCGGTTATGCGTGAAATAATAGCACTAACATCAAGAGAGCAAGCTCCGTCTGGAATACACGCTTCTAAAACTTTTGCATATTCAAGTTGACGTTCTGACGGAGAAACGGAAGGAAGAACCGTAATTTCAAATGGTTCAATCAATCCTTCATTTTCAGCACATTTGCGAGCGTCTTCTTCAAAACGAACTTCATATATACGCTTGTTTTTGCGTTTTGTAGAAGGATTTATGCCGATAACTTGAAATCTTGCATAATTAACAAAGCCACCAGAAGGGGAAATGTAACCGTCTAAAACGGCAATAGGAATAGAAGGCAGAAGTCCTTTTGTTCTTTGCTTTACTTCAACATATCGTGAAGTAAGAGTAACAGAAGATTCTATTGAAATACTGTTATCAGTTGAATGTTGAGTTGATGGAGCTTTTGAAGAACCAAACAATTTTGAAAGAAAACTCATAAATTCACCTACTTTCACATTTGAGAAACAGCCCGGCAGAGCTTACGCAGCCCCACCGGGCTTTTCATTGGTTTGAAACAAGGCTATTGCCGTTTGCGCTTCCGGGTTCCGTGTCTGCGGTGGTACTCAAAGCAGAGTTGCCCGCTTTTTGTGCAATCTTGGAGCGACTTTTTATATATGCCGCTTCCGCTTCTTCAACGGTCATTTCTGGAAGTTCCGCAGATTCAGCACGGGAAGCGGTCAAGCGTTCTTTGAAATGCTGAACCAGCATTGCCCGTATATCGGGTTCAAGTTCAAAGTACGCTTTCATAATGTCAACTTCTAATTCAGTCCCGCCCCGTTGCCGTACAAAGTCGTCAAGGCTGAAAGTTGGTGCTTGTATGTACATAGGTTCTGTACCGTTCCGCAGCCAGTCTTCATTCAGGTTGAAAGCCATGCAGAGAGCCTTTATTGTGGGGTCCGTAACAGTAGCCCCGGACTTTTCAAAAGTGCTAACGCTGGTTTGCTTCATTCCTAATTGTGTAGCAAATTCAGTTTGACTAAGGTGCAAAACATTTTTCCTGAAATCCTTAATCCGTTCATTGATATTCAATTTTCTTCACCCCCTTTCTTTGATGTAAGTTAATGATAACGTGCTACGTTAAAAAAGTCAATAGAAATATCAAAAAACCTATTGACAAATAACGTAGCACGTTATATTATATGAGTAAATCAACGTAGCACGATATATAAAAATCAATCTACATTAAAAATCGGAGGTAAAGCCCTATGATGAAAATTGAATTTGAAGCACTTGCAGGATATGAAGTAAGCGTATCAGACTATGACAATATCATTGAACCTATGTACATGGCTACAAACTTAAACAAAGCGGAGTTTGTGAAGGTTATCTGCAAAGAAAGATTTGCACTGAAAAGCCGGGAAGAGCTTATTCAGGAAATGAAGGGGATTGCGGAACACTTAAAGCAGACCTGCGAACACTTCACGGACTATGAAGCGGAAGAAAAGCTGAAAGAGCTTGCGGAAGAATACAAAGAGCGGTTCGGACCCTACAAGGGCGGCTTCTTCCTGAATACAAGACACACGCTGGAACATTTGGGAGAGTGCCGGGGCTGTAGTTATCCGGCTGAACTTGAAGTATTTGACGGGAAATATCACACGACAGAGAAAATCAAAATCGCATAAAGGACCGGGAGCCACACGGGGCAGCAGGTGAAGACCTGCGGGGCGGGTCCGATTCCCGCCCGGTTCAATCAGGGGCAAGCCAGACCCCTAAAAATAAAGCACTGTCAAACGGGCAGCGGTTACACCAGCTAAAAAGTGTATAGTCGGACAACAAGTTTTCCAGGCAGG